CTGTCGCAGACTCCCCCGCCACCCTCACAGCCTCACGCGCCGCGGCGTCCACCTCACCCACCGCAGACGCGGCCGCCTCCGCACGACGGATAGCATCCTCCGCCGCACGGGACATCGACTTCACATCAGCGATCACCGCCTCGATTTCCGAAGTGTCCATCGTCGGAAAGCCCGACGCGGACAACAGCGTCGTCAGGTCAACGTCACCCTCCGACAGGTCCACGACCACCGAGGGAATGACCACCGGCGTGCCGTTGTAGCCCACGTCGAAAGACGCGACCCACCACAGGGGCGTATCCCCCACCCACGACACCAGAGACTGGCCAGGGCCACCCTCCACATCACCGATCTCACTGACGGTTCCGCTGAGCGAGACGATCTGCCCCTCCGCCACCAGAGCCTTCACCGGCTTAGCCGACACCAGCCGAGACGGCTCATCGGCCCGCCCCTGCGTCATCCCCTTCGGCCACCGCGGCGTGAACGTCACCGTCCCCGACAGCGGCACCTCATCCAGGTCATGGTCTACATCGCGTATCTGGTCCTCGATCAACAGCGTGTACCGGCCCGTGACCGTCGCATACTGAAGCGCCATGATTCCTCCTATCCCTCGTTCTCGGTGGATTCCTCGCCACCGGTGGCAGCACCCTCGATGTACTGGCTGCTGATGTTCTGCGCCGTCAGACGGCACCACTCCGGACCTCCCAGCCACGGAAGCCTGGTCTGAGGCGATTCCACTTCAATTCGCACAGTCACGGGAGCAGTCTTGATCTGGAGGGATCCGCGCATGAAATTGTTCGTCCGATACCAGGACGCAGTACCGCCAGCGACAATGTCCTTCGAATGGAAGTTGATCGCAGCGGCGATGGATTCGCGGGCCAGCTCCTTACCATCCACGTCGGTAGTAATCATCCGCAGGTACGGGACCGACCACCCGTCCTGTGCCGCCCATGGATACGAAAAGAATCCACTGGTCATTCGGAGACTAATGTCCCATGTTCCGGTAACTCCGAGGACCAGTCCACCACCCTCCGCTATCGTGACATTTCGGCTGTAGCCGATAAGTTCCGTGAACGGAGCGCGACCAGATCCGGTAATCGCCCGATCGTTCGGGCCAGAGACCGGGCAGAACGCCGACCCGTAATTCAGCAGGCCCATCAGCCGGGACACGTCCACCGCCCGACCCGTTGCAGAACCCACATCGTCACCGATGGACAGCACCCGACCATCATCGAACTGATCCGTGGGCGTGCCCCAGAACCGCTCCGGCCACCTGGGCATATCGTTGCTGGCCATCTAGACGCGCTCCATCCTGATCCGCAGCGACGACCGACCATTCCCAGCCACCGACCACGCCGCGCTGATACCCGCCGACCGGACCGCCACGACATGGATCGTGACCTCAGTGTTCGGCTCGATCACCCCGGCAGTCTCGCCGCCCGGCTGATCCGGGGTGAACGCCACATCCGAATACGCCTCGAAGTTCACGTGCTCCCAGCCACCACTCTCCATCGCCCCGAATGCGGCACCGACCAGAGCACCATTGTCCGGGTCATTCAGCCGCAGCTGAACATCCACCGTCTGCCCCGGCAGGCTCGACACCTCCACACCGCCGGCAAAATCCAGGCGGTAGCGGTACGGCATCGCCGGGATACTGATCGCCGTGATGATGTGCTTCGTCGCGTTCAGGCCAGCGTTGAACGTCGCGAACGCCGAAGACGGGACGTTGAGCATCTGGGGGCCGAGGAATCCATTCTTCCACTGCATCTTCCCCGACGGCTCATCGAAGACGAGGATTTCCCCGTCCTCCGGACCGCCCTCAATGTCCGGGCTGGTGAAGATCGACCCGGCCGGGCCAGTATCCCCCTTGTCGCCCTTCGGCAGCTTCGGCAGGTCCAGCCCGATGCTGTAGATGCCCTCCTTCTCGGAGCCGACCACCCGCGTGCCGAGAGGCGCGTCCAGCGTCTCCCCGTCGACGGTGACAGTCCCGCCGGTGAGGATCGGCGGTGGGCCCTGCGGACCCTCAGCGCCGAAAGCGTCCTTACTGATGATGAACCGAGTGCCGGACCACACCCACATATCGTTGTCGTCGCTGTTCCGGTACGCCCAGTTCTTTTGATCCGCAGACAGGGCCTCACGCAGCGCCGCGAGCTCCGCCGCCGTCCGATCACCCTGAAAAATGAACCCCGGGCCTGGATCACCCTTCTCCCCCTTGAACGCCGGCAGGGCAAGCCGAGACCGGCCCGCAGACCCATCCTGCCCCGCCGACACCGTCAGATACGTCTTCTCCAACGGCGGCTGCGACGGATCCTGCCGAATCCCGTAAATATCCAGCCGGGTCTCCAAGCTCCCGATGAAATCCTCATCCAGCCCAGCCCTAGTCCTCGCCATGATCATTCACCTTTCGTCGCAGGTCATTCCACGTCTCCGACACGTCCTCACCCAGGGCCACCACCCCGGTAGGCTCATGCGTCATCTTCACCACCGCACCGTCAGCCAAGGTCTCCACCCGAACCTCCCCAGCCTCCGGAGTCGGCATCACCTCACCGCGGGGTGTCCACCGGCCGGTGTCCCACACTTCACCGGACTGCCACCGGAGCACAGCCTCCGCCAGGAGCTCAGCAACCCCCGGGTCGAGGCGCCCCGTCGTACCGTTCGCCAGGGGCGCGGCGGTCAGGAACCGGCCCAGGGCCTCAACCCTCGGCCGCAGTTCCGCCGAACGGTCCTCTACTGCACCGCTAGCCTGTTCACCCATCCAGCAACCTCCCTGATCTTCCCCAGAGCAAATGCCCCAGGCTCCGACGGTTCCGGCGTCCCGAGGGTCAGTACCGGCTGACCGCCTTCCGTGAAATCCACCCCGCCGAGGGTTTCCACCTCGGCGGTGCCGTCCTCGTGCTCCACCGCGACCGGCCAGCCGACACGCAGGTGCCGACCGAGCCAGTACGGGGCACCGTTCGTCACCTCGATCTGGCGACTGATCCGACCCCGGTTCGCCCACCGGTCTGACTTCGCGGTCTCGGCGGCTTGCAGGGTCAGGGCCGTGGTCTGCGACCCGGCGAAACTCTCACGAAGACGCCACCTCCCGGCTTCCCCTGCAAGCGCCCGGTCCTCGATCGAGTGGTAGGACAGCACCCGGTTCTGGGTCAGCTTCTCGAGGAAGCCTAGCTTCAGGCCGGGAATACCGATCGCCGTGCCGATCGCGGACACGCCGGCGGACACCAGATCGGCGGCGATCGTATTCACCCAATCCGGAGACTTCCCACCCACCGTGCTCCGAGAGCTCGTGGGGTAGGTGATCGTCTTCGTCGCCTTATCAATCGGAGACCACTGCCCCGCCCTGTAGATCGGGATCCCCGCGGTCCGCGGATCCCCCGCCAGCGTGTCCAACGCCGACTCGCCCGGCTGCAGGATCGGATACATGATCCAATCCCACATGTCATCCACCAGGTGAATCACCTGCCGGATCGCACCATCCACCAGCGTGCCAGTGAACTGAACCGCCCCGGGTTTAATGGAGGGAACAGGATTGCAAAGGAGCAACCCCATGCCCTCGAAGTACACACCCGAACTCAAGACCAGGGCCATCGAACTGGTCCTGCACGCACAAGCCGACCCCGACACCGCCCGCGGCGCAGTCTCCCGCGTCGCCGACGAACTCAACATCTCGCGTGAAACCCTGCGGATCTGGGTCCGCAAACACAAGGAATCCGGAGCGTCCACCCCGACGGAGTCGGTGGACCTGGAAGCAGAAAACCGCAGGCTGCGCAAAGAACTCGCCGAATCCCAACGCGCCAACGAGATCCTGAAGAAGGCCTCGGCTTTCTTCGCGGCGGAGCTCGACCGCCCACACAGGTAGTCGTCGACTTCATCGACGACAACCGTGCTCACTACGGGGTCGAGCCGATCATCCGGGTGCTGTCAGACACACCCGCCCGCATCGCCCTGAGCACGTACTACGCCGCGAAAAACCGACCTGCCTCCGCCCGGTCCGTCCGGGACAACGAGATCGCCGCTGCACTGCACCGCATCTACACCGACAACTACTCCTGCTACGGCGCGAGGAAACTGTGGGCAGAGATCAACCGGGAAAAACTCTTCGGCCACGTCGCCCGCTGCACCGTGGAACGGCTCATGGTCCGTGAAGGCATCCGCGGGATCCGCCGACGGGTGAAGAAACCGTCGACACGCAGTGCCGACGCCGATGAGTGCCCGGAAGATCTGGTCGACCGTGACTTCACCGCCGTGCGGCCGAACATGCTCTGGGTCGCGGACATCACCTACATCCCCACCCGTGCCGGGTGGGTGTACGCCGCATTCGTCCTGGATGCGGCGACCCGGGAGATCGTCGGCTGGCAGGTCACCAACCACCTGCGGGCCTCGTTGGCCCGCGATGCGTTGGACATGGCCCTGTCGGCCCGTCTTCGGGCCGGTCAGGACGTGTCCGGGTTGATCCATCACTCGGACCGCGGAGTTCAATACCGGTCGGTGGCCTACGGCAAGTCGTTGGCGGACTCGAAGGTCGTCGCATCGGTGGGGTCCACCGGTGACTCCTACGACAATGCGATGGCTGAGGCGTTGAACTCGGTGTTCAAGGCTGAGCTGATTGACCGGCGGACCTGGCCGGCGTTGACGGACGTGATCGTGGAGACGTCGAAGTGGGTCGGGTGGTACAACACCCGGCGACTGCATTCCGCGGTCGGCTACGTGCCACCGGTACAGGCTCACCGTCAGCTGCTCGACAAGCAGGCCGTCGCGGCCTGATCAACAGACAAACGACCCTCTACAAAACTCGGGGCTTGACAGTCACAACCGAATGCTAAGATGTGTCTAGCGCAAGCGTGCCCCCGATCTTCACCGGCGACGGTGAGGATACGGGGGCATTGTCATGCGCACACCCCGGCCGCACATCTGGCGGTGACACGACCGGGGCCCTTTCGGGATGTTGTGGTGACTCGTCCGGTGACGCGCCGGCGACGGGGAGTTGGGAGACGCCCCCGCCGACGCAGATCCGCACCGGCCACCACACGACGTGGGCAAACTTTCGCAATCAGCGAGGCCGATAGGTAACATCGACTACGACGAGCCTCCGCAGCCCGTCATCAAAAAGGTAGAAGCGCCGCACCAACCGCCAAGTAGATGCGACGCTTCCGAGACCGCTAGAACGATGCCCAGTCCCAAAGCTTGTGAAAAGCCTCCACAAGCAATTTGGACACCGTTCCCGCCAGGACCCGCACTGTGAACTCACTCTTCACGGTGCGGGTCTTCTCCTTGCATGAACAAGATCCTGCCACCTGCGATCTCACCTCCTCTCCACAATGGAGGTGGGCCCTCAAGGATGGATGAAAACCCCGTCGGCCCCCACTGGCGGTGGAGACCACACGAGGTCACCGCTTCGAGAAGGCGCACACAGTAACCCCGGCAGGGTACTGAGTGCTCACAGCATTCTATCTGACAGGGGTGTCATTCATCCCGCCGTACCCGAGGGTTCAGAAGGTTCGGGTCACACCTCGGTTCGTGGTCCAGTGACCACCGCAGCAGCCACTACAGTGGCACCCCCCTCCTATCGGACCCTGACGCTGCGACAGCCCGGACCAACACCGGGACGAACCACACGGACCCTCTAGACAACGCGACCCACCCTCTACTGTCAGACACGCAGGGCAACCCCGCCCGCAAAATCGACAGGAGAATAAGTGGCAAAGAAGATCCACTACCCAATCCACGAACACGACGACCCGGTCCTCGCAGAACGGATCGACATCAGGACATGGGACATCGAGGGAAGCGTGGACGACGAAAGGCTCTCCTCGCAGCCAGCCCTCACGATGTTCTACGAAGTGACGCCTCGAGTCCGCGATGACTGGAAAGATCGGCAGGCACGATCTGCCGCGGACCCGAACGCCTTGGTCGCTGCCGGAACGCACCGCCTCGAGATCATCCGAGACAAGGACAGCCTCGACAGCTTCTGGGAACAGCACCCCGCCTGCACCATCTACGAGACGCAGTTCGGCGGAGCCTTCCGCAAAGGCGACCTCCCCTTCCACTGGGGCGGGACCATGGCGCCGGGGAAGGGCATCCCGATGGATGAAGAGCATGCCGTCTACTGGTTCCCCTACTTCGGAGCGGTGCCGGTGAGTGACTAGGAGGTGACGGGCCGATGGCACTGAAGATCGTGATCGGCCCTCCCGCCGCAGGGAAGAGCACCTACATCCGGGAGCACCGGAAACCCGGCGACATCACCATCGACTACGACGTGCTCGCCAACGCCCTATCCGGTCTCGCACCCGCGAACCACGAGCACACCGCCACGGTGAAGAAGATCACCAAGGCCGCGAGGGACGCAGCGATACGCGAGGCCCAGAAGCACGCCACCAACACAGATGTGTGGATCATCCACTCCACACCCGCGCAGTCCACCCTCGACCGCTACAAGCGCGAGGGAGCACAGATCCACGTAGTCGACCCAGGCAAAGACATCGTCATGCACCGCATCAAGCACGAGCGACCCGGCCACATGCACGCCGTCGCCGCACGCTGGTACCAACAGCAGGACGACAAGGAACGACAGAAGCAGGCACACGAACGCGGATATGACTGGAACCACCGCCGCAACCGCCAACGCCTCCTCTACAACCTCGTAGACGGCACACCATGCCCCTTCTGCGGCAAACCACTCCACAAGAACCCCGCACAGAACTTCGACGGGGCGGCCCTCGAGGCCGACCACACACGAGACCTCAAGCACCACGGCCAGAACCCCGCCGACCGCCTACTCCACCGCACCTGCAACCGCAGCCGAGGAGACGGCCACGACGAGCGCTCACCACTACGGGAGAACGCCACGACCCGGGAGGGAAAGCCGGAGGCCCCCACCGGGTGGGACTGGCTCGGGTAGTAGACCTGCTGCACGGCGGGCTTCGAACCTGCTGCACACCGAGATTGAAAATCAGAAAACCTCAGAATCTTAGAGGGGTAGGCCCGGCCACTCGGCCCCGCCTCCCCGCTGAGTGGCACTTTTCTTCAGGGTCCTCAAAGTTACGGGTCTGAATCACGCTCAGGAGGTCTCATGACGTGGGAAAACGGTGATGATTACGACGACGGGGGTCAGAGACTCTTCGATTCACTGTCAGCTCCGACTGACGATGGTTCGACTCGCGCTCTGATCGTGGAGGCGTGTCGGGCGAAGGATCGCCTGGATCGGCTTCACAGGATTGTTCGGGGTGATGAGGACACGTGGACGCGGGTGTTCACCGGCGAGGGTGAGCTCGTGTTGAAGCTCGACACTGCGGTCAGTGAGGTTCGTCAGCTCTCGACGGTGTTTCGGCAACTGCTGACTGAGATTCAGAGGAGGCAGGGCAATGGTGGAGGTGCTGACGAAGAGGACGGACTCGCCGGCCTGTGAGGATTGGCCGTCGTTGGAGGGCCGCCAGGACCCGGAGGTTCTGATCTCGGCCGGCAGTGGTGGTGAGCACGGGGACAAGGCGATTGAGTTGGCTCGTCGCTTCGGTGTCCGGCTGATGCCGTGGCAGGAGGAGCAGGTGCGCCTGTCGCTTGCGACGGATGAGGATGGCCGGTGGGTGCATCAGGATGTGGTTCTGATCTGCCCGCGGCAGAACGGCAAGTCTCTGATCCTCGAGGTGATCATCCTCTACCGCCTATTCATCCTGCATCAGCAGATCATCTTCACGGCGCAGCAGTGGCGGACGGCGAAGTCGATCCGGAACCGACTGTGGAAGCGCATCAAGTCGCGGAAGTGGGCGGAGCGTCGACTGGTCCGCAACACGGCGTCCGCCGGTGAGGCTGAGATGGAGACCAGTGACGGGGGGAAGGTCCAGTTCACGACCCGATCGAACGACGCGGGCCGTGGCTTCGACCAGATAGATCTGCTGCTCCTCGATGAGGCGTACAACCTGGAGGCCGGCGAGCTGGACAGCATCACGCCGATCCAGTTGGCGGCACCGGATCCGCAGACGTACTACACGTCCTCGGCGGTGAATCAGTCTCGGCATCCGAAGGGCGTGGAGCTGTCTCGGGTCCGTGACCGTGCTCTGGCCGGTGAGGCTGAGGGCATGCTCTACTCCGAGTTCCGGGCGCCGGAGGGGGCGGACCCTGCTGACCCGGAGACATGGAAGCTGGCGAACCCGTCATACGGTGTCGTGGCGACGGAGAAGAAGGTTCAGTCGCTGCGCTCGAAGTTGACCGAGATGGGTTTCGCTGTGGAGGTCCTCGGTTGGGGCGAATGGTTCGTCACGGTCGGTGAGCAAGCGCAGGATTTCGTGTTC